ATATACAGTAACTACAGCTACAGCAGTAAACGTAGCACCAAATGGCACAAGTTTCAACTCTACTAGAGTTAGAATCGTAGCAAACAATGCCTGCGTGTTTGCTATCAATGCTGCCGCAACTCTTACATCAAATGTTGGACCAATGATCCCTGCAAATCGTCCAGTGGACATTAACATGGGAAATATTGGTCGAGCAATCAGCGTGTTGCCAGTGGGCGGTGCAAGCACTACAATTACAGCAACTGAAATTGGTACAGTTTATGCAACTTCAATTGCTCAAAACTCTACACAGTTCTTGAATACCACAGCAGCCAACGTTTAACTAAATTAAAATACTATGAAATCATCAGAATTTATCCAAGCAGCCGCAGCACTACTAGGTGCAATGGGTGGTAAAGAACAACAAGATATACAACCAAATCGTGCAGTAATGACTCCGATTGAAGTTGACAACACAGACAATACTGAACCTGGTATATTTGTTCCACCCCTACAAGCCAAATTAGAACTGTTGAAAAAAGCAGTTAATGTGGACAGCATCTACGATGAACAAGGCGAGGACAGTGACTTTACAGGACACGGAGCCGACAACGAAGACGACGAACTAGATCAATTAAAAAAGTTGTCTGGTATCAATGTAGTGGCAGTTGACGAAGCAGGATCAGACGAACCACTGGACGTTTAAGGATTAATCAGTGGCCATACAACAACTATTCACTAGTAGAATCAGAGCAGGAAACTTTTCTACGTACATTGGAGAACAAGGCAGAATGTTCTACAATGAGTCCAACGGAGAACTTAGACTCAGTGATGGCCACACACCCGGCGGAACACCGATATCCATTGTAGCCAATGTTATCACCGCAGGTAGTTTACTACCCACTTCTGATAATTTATACAGTTTAGGCACAGCAGAGCTACGTTGGAGTCACATACATTTAGACAGCGCCGCGGCCAGCATTTATTTCAGCGCCAATACATTAGGTTTAGATAACACAGGATCATTAAGTTATAACAGTGGCACAGGAAATGTGGCATTTGGTAATGTTAAATTTAACAATGGCTATACTCAAAGTATCGCTTATATTCCCGGATCACTGACATCAAATCTAACTCCAGCTACAGATAACATTATTAGTTTAGGTAATTCAAATCATAGATATTCTAATTTATATCTAGGCTATCAAGGATTATTCCTAGCTGATACAACTACAGATCAGAATATCAATATCACTGCCAATGCTGGTACACTATATCTGAATGGTGTGCAGAACTTGGCGATAGGTAATTTAACTATCATAGATACTACGCTAACCAGCAAGACCCCCAATCTTGACATCAGTATCGGTGATACCAATGACACTGGTTATTTCTATGTCAAACGTAAAGCACAATTTGATAATACAACATGGGCCTCTACAGAAGCTATGGTGTCTGTCAATGGCAGTGGCACAACTGACCCAGACACAGTATTTCCGGATACACTAATACAAACAACTAGCCGTCCTAACAAAACCAGTCGCATTATTCAACGGGGGTATGGTAGCTCAGGTAATGTCGGCGGTGACAACAGTTATGCAGTATGGGGTAGCTATGCGGCTCGCGGAAATGTTTCTAACCCGCAAGCCATTAAACAAAATGATATTTTATCTAGACTAAGCAGTAACGGCTACGGCACAACTACTTGGGGCAGTGGCGGTACACGTATAGAATCAGTTGCACTTGAAAACTTCACCGACAGCGCCAAAGGCACAGAAATTAGATTTTGGACTACTCCTATGGGTAGTATTGTTAGTCAACAAGTGGCCACAATAACAACCACTGGTATGTCGGCTAATGCTATCACATTTACTACAGACAGCACAGTACAGACAACAGCAGGTATTCCATTAACACAACGGGCAGTGGCCAACGGTGTTGCTACATTGGGTATTGATGGTAGATTGACCACTGCACAAATTCCTAGTAGCTTAGTTGGCGCCATTGTTTTCCAAGGCGGATGGAATGCTGCCAATAATACACCCACACTCAGCAACGGTACAGGAGTCACTGGCTATCAATACATCGTCACAGTGGGTGGAACACAGAATTTGGGTGCGGGCAATGTGACGTATGTATCCGGCGACACTGTGACCTACGGCGGCAATATTTGGAATCGAGTAGAGGCAAGTAGTCCGATCAGTAGTGTCAGTGGTAATCTTCATATGCAGGTGTCGCCTACCACAGGTGCAGTTGTTATAGGTATCGATGCTACACCAAACGCAGTAGCAGGCACAGTGGTTAGCCGCGATGCCAGTGGCAACTTCCAAGCAAACACTATTACTGCCGCACTAAGTGGTCAAGCAACCAGCGCATTAACAGCAGCCACAGTAACAGCTGGCGCACAAACAGCTATTACCAGCGTTGGTACACTAACAAGTTTAGTGGTGTCGGGTAATGTTACTACTGGTAATATCAGTGGAACAATACATACAGGTACTACTGGTGTCTTTAGTGGCAATGTAACAGCAAGCAATGTTAACAGCAATACATTTGGCACACATACCGGGTCAGTAACCGGCAATGTGACTGGTACTATTTTAACAGCGGCACAACCAAATATTACAAGTGTTGGTACATTAACAGCATTAAGTGTAAACGGTAATATTAGCGATAGCATAGGCTCAGTGCGTAGTATACCACAAAACGGACAAAGTGCTAATTATAGTTTACAATCTACCGATAACGGGCAAATGGTTAATATTACTGCAGGTAATGTAACAGTACCAGCTGGAGTATTCGGATCTCCCTACGGACAAACTATCAGCATATTCAATAATCAAAATTCTAGCAATGCAGTTGTACAAGGATCTGGAGTAACATTAAGACTAGCAGGCACCGCATCAACAGGCAATAGAACATTGGCTCGATATGGAGTAGCAACATTAATATGTGTTACTGCAAATACTTTTGTTATTTCAGGTGCAGGTTTAAGCTAACATGGCTGGCATACAAGCGTTATTAATGGAGCCAGTGCCCATTATGATCAACAGTGTTTTAGGTTCGACACTAGACACAGCAGGGGTAACTAGTATCAGTATACCTACACATGCAGATGGAGATCTTATTTTAGCATTTGGAAGTAATAGAACTTCAACACCGCCCCCTACACCTTCAGGTTACACATCCATAGCAACCGGTACTTGCAACCCATCTGGAACAGCTAGCGATAGATCTACTAGGATGGTATATAAATTCAGTGACGGTTCTGCACAGACACTAACATTTGATAGCGGTGCTGGTACTGCAAGTACAGATCCCTACTCTGGATGTTTAATATTTCGACGAGCAGTAGGAGTTGATGGCGGCGCTGGTGTAGACAATAACACAAACGGAACTACTTTGGCAATACCGGCACTAACATTGACTCGATATCCTTCCACTGTAGTAGCATTTTCGTTCTATAATGGTATTACTGCGGCACCAGCTGGCTGGACTATAGTTAACGGTATGGCTTATGCAGAATATCTATCAAGTTGGGCCGGCGCTGATTTTACCATTGGCGCTACTGCGGCCCAAATTGGAACTGTAGTTGAACTATACTAATCAAACAATTTGATTTCCACCAAAACTTAGTGTATACTAACTAAGATGTTTAACTCTGTACAAGACTATACCTTAAGTATCTTACCTTCAAAGAAACGGCGTAGTCAAGCGGGTTGGTTGAGCTTTAATGCTGTGTGTTGTCAGCATAACGGAGAAAGTGCAGACACTAGAGGCAGGGGCGGCATAATTACCAATCCAGATGGCGGTGTTAGTTATAGTTGTTTCAACTGCAAATTCAAAACAAGTTATCAACCTGGGCGCCCACTGAGTTTCAAATTTAGAAAATTATTAGGTTGGTTGGGCGCAGACCCTAACGAAGTCAAACGATTAGTAATTGAAGCAGTCAGACTCAAAGACTTAATACGGCCCGAAGATATAACTGCGCCCGAAGAAGAAATTGTTTTTGAAGTTAGAACGTTACCAAAAGAAGCACGTAGTTTCAATGAGATGGCAACGTTTATTAGACTGCAAGATGAAGACGCACTCTTGCCCGCAGAGTTTAATCGTGCAGTAGAATTTGTTTACAAGAGACTAGGCAGTCAACTGTCTAAATATGATTTTTATTGGACTCCTGAAGTAGAACACAAATTAAGTCATAGAGTTGTTGTGCCATTTTATTATAAGGGTAACATTGTAGGATACACTGCTAGAGCAGTGGAAGAAGGTATCAAGCCCAAGTATCACAGTAACCATCCCAGCAATTTTGTGTTTAACATGGATCAGCAACAACATGACAACAAGTTTGTTATTGTAGTTGAAGGACCGTTTGATGCAATGAGCATAGATGCTGTCAGTGTACAGACCAATGACATCAGTGAACAACAAGCAGACATAATTGAAAGCCTAAGTCGAGAAGTTATTGTAGTACCCGACTGGGACAAACCTGGACAGCAGATGATCGACCGAGCCATCGAATATGGCTGGAGTGTGAGTTTCCCAGTGTGGCGTGAAACTTGTAAAGACGCAGGGGAAGCAGTAGAACGCTATGGACGACTTTTTGTACTCAAAGCCATTATCGATGCTAAAGAATCAAATGCACTAAAAATTAAATTGAAAAAGATAAATTATTAACATGCTTGAACAGTTACAGGGATTACATATTGAACCTACTAATATGTGTACTTTAAAATGTCCACGCTGTAGCCGCACAGAATTTATTAATCAATTTCCAAAACAATGGAAAAATAAAAGTTTAAATTTAGAACATCTAAAGAATTTTTTAGACATAGATCTAAAAAATAAGACAATGTCATTGTCTGGTACTTATGGTGATTCCATATACTATAATCAACTATTTGACATGATTGATTACTTTAAAAACGCAGGTGCGGCAGTAAACATATCCACTAACGGTAGTTATAAAACAGTAGAATGGTGGAAAGAATTATCTAGTAGATTAGACGAAAAAGATAAAATAATTTTTGCAATAGACGGTGTTCCAGAAAATTTTACACAATATAGAATTAACGCCGACTGGTCCACTATCTCTGAAGCTGTCAACGTTTTAAAAACAGGAACAGTTAAGTTGTCTTGGCAATATATTTTATTTTCTTACAATGAGAACACTGTAGATGCTGCTAAACAGTTATCATTGGACATGGGGTTTGATGATTTTTTCGTTATGCAAAGCACCAGATGGGATCACGGTAAAGAATGGCTAACTCCTAATGCTAGTTTAGAACCCATCAGTCAATCAAAAATAATCTGGAAAAAACACAGAGACATTGTTGAAGTTAATCCTAAATGTAAACGCACAAACTATTCACATTACATTTCTGCAGATGGATTTTATACTCCTTGTTGTCATGCTGCCGAACATAGATTTTATTATAAATCAGAATTTTACAAAAATCGATCATTATACGATATAAGTAAAACTACTATTTCACAAGTACTAACAAATTCCGCTAATTTTTATAATTCTATAGAAATCTCTAAACCTGAATATTGTACCTTTAGTTGTCCAAAAATATGAGCAAAGAATATACCACAGATTTACAAAAACTATTTTTAGAAATGATGTTGCAGAACGCAGAAAGCTATGTGCGTGTGCAAAACATATACAACCCAGAAAACTTTGATCGAAGTCTCAGAGAAGCGGCAAAGTTTATAAAACAGCATGTGGACACACACAAAGCCATGCCCACAGCAGAACAAATTAAGGCAGTTACATCGCTGGATTTAAAACCAGTACCTGATTTAACTGACAGTCATTATGACTGGTTTATGGGAGAGTTTGAGGGTTTTACTAAAAAGCAGGAACTCGAACGTGCAATTCTTAAATGTGCAGACATGTTGGAAAAAGGCGAATACGATCCAGTGGAAAAGATTATCAAAGACGCTGTGCAAATTAGTCTAACCAAAGATATGGGCACAGACTATTTTGAAGATCCTAGAGCTCGTTTAATGAAAATTAAAAGCAACAACGGACAAGTTAGCACAGGTTGGCCTACCATGGACAAGAGATTGTTTGGCGGTATGAATCGAGGAGAGTTGAATATCTTTGCCGGAGGATCTGGCAGTGGTAAAAGTTTGTTTATGCAAAACATTGCATTAAACTGGATCATACAAGGACTCAATGGCGTGTTCTTAAGTTTGGAATTGAGTGAAGAATTGTGTGCTATGCGTATTGACAGTATGGCAGCAAATCTCAGCACTAAAGATGTGTTTAAAGAAATAGACACAGTAGAATTAAAAATTAAGATGCTGGGTAAAAAGTCCGGCAACTTACGTATCAAATACATGCCAGCACAAAGTAACGTAAATATGATACGGGCATATCTTAAGGAACTAGAAGTTCAAACAGGTCGTAAAACAGATTTTATCATGGTGGATTACTTAGACTTGGTTATGCCAGTCAGTGCCAAAGTTAGTCCCAATGACTTGTTTGTTAAAGACAAGTATGTGTCGGAAGAACTGCGTAACTTGGCTAGAGAATTTAATATATTAATGATCACTGCAAGCCAATTGAATCGATCAGCGGTTGAAGAAATTGAATTTGACCATAGCCATATCAGTGGCGGCATTAGTAAAATTAATACAGCAGATAATGTGTTTGGTATCTTTACTAGTCGAGCAATGCGTGAACGTGGTCGATATCAAATACAGTTAATGAAGACACGTAGTAGCAGTGGCGTAGGTACAAAAGTGGATCTAGACTTTGATCTTGAAAGTCTGCGTATTACAGATCCGGGTGAGGAAGCACAAGGAACTCCTGGTAGTTTAAAGCCACAGGTTGGCAGTGTAATGAGTCAAATTAAAACAAGAAGCACAGCAGACAGTGATTCTCCAACAAAATGGGCAAGACCTGAATCTATACCCGGACATCTTGATGTAATGCCAGGCGGGTCGGGTGAAGCACAAAGCACAAAACTCAAAGCAATGCTAGCTGGTTTAAAAACTAAAACAGAAGGAATATAATGACAGATTTGCATTGTCCCATGATTCATGCAGGACTTAATATTAACTTAAAAAAATATGAAAGTATTCCGATATATAATCAATGTTGCTTGAGTCCAGAGTCTATTCAGCTGCCCGATGACATCTCGACTCTGTGGAACAGTCCGGAAATTTCTGAAATTAGAAAACAAAACAATAATAATATATGGCACAAAGATTGTTGGGAATGTGAGCAACTAGAAAAAACTGGAGTGAAAAGTTTTAGACAGTCAATGATTAATACCTTTGGGGTCGTTAAAAATATATCTGGGCCAAAACGCATAGATTTACTTTTTGATCGAAATTGTAATTTAGCCTGTGTTACCTGCGGACAAGGCCAAAGCACATTTTGGTCTAAGCATCTTAAAGATAATAATTTACCATTTACTCCTCATGCCGGCGGCACATCTATAGATAAAATACATGAAATATTAAAATCTTTAGATTTAAGTCATTTAGAAATGGTTCAGTTTTGTGGAGGAGAAACTCTGCTGGGTAACACATATTGGCAGACAGCAGAAATAATTGCATCATTGGTCCCTGATGCAAAAGAAAAAATAGTGTTAGGATTTCAAACTAATGGAACTCAACCGATAGATGAAAAATATCATACAATAATAGAAAAATTTAAATTAGTTAGATTTTTAATTAGTATCGACGGTGTCGGCAGTAGATTCGAGTATCTCAGATGGCCTGCTAACTGGAATCAAGTTACCAATAATATTATGGAATTTAGAAAAAACTTACCCGTTAATGTGATATTTTTTGTTCAAGAAGTAACGAGCTCATTGAATTTATTTTATCACGACGAAGTATCAACATGGGTCAAACAAAATTTTAACGAAAATAGACTAGGTGATCCAATAGAACATACAACACAATTAGCAATACACGATCTATATGACATTAACAATATTACACAAGAATATTTTGATGCAATTAAAGGTACACACATAGCAAACGCAATTAGAAAAAACTGGACAGAAAAACCCGATAATATCAAAAAAATGATAGCCAATTTAGAATTATTTGACGGAATTCGAAAACAAAATTGGAAAAAGACATTCCCAGAAGTTGCTGAGTTCTATTCCAGATACATTTAATAAATATACTTAATCTGGAGTGATATTTTGCAGAAAAAGACTCGTAGCTTATTAGAAGAACTAGATACACTACGTTTACACAAAGACCGTGAAAATCTTGTGGAAAGCCGTGCTAACCACGTCATACAGGGTGCTATCAATCTTATTAACTTTATTCGCGAAAACTATGCTCCTGAACAAGCAGAAGAATTAGAGCGTAGATTGCTGAACAGCATTAGAGCACAGGACAGTGCTAAATTCAGCAGAGGCGTAAAAAGGTTAAAAAATGAAGATTAATGAAATTGCGTTTTTGAAGAATATGTTTAGGCCCGCAGATGACCCAATGAGACATATTGGTGAAGTTGGCAGCAAAGCATATAAACAATTAATGTCGTTATTACAGCAAAATAAAGTAGATCTACGCACAGTTAATTCCCAACAATTTAGCAATATGCTACGGCAATGGACAGAACAATACATGGCCGGTGGCGATTCAGCTCAAGAAAAACCCTACATTATTTCAGCGATACAACGTTTACATGTGCCAGGATTAATTAACAATAACAGTATCAGAGATTATCTATTACAAGCCGCAGAAGTAAGAGCTC